CATAATCTATATCTGGAGCTGTGGAATAATTATCATGTATCTTGTTATTAGAAGTAGTATACCCTGATTGCAAACACTCTACATATATATTATTGTGGTTCCAATTTTTAATGTAATTACCATAAACATCCCAATTGTTACAACCATAATATAACCAAATACCCTCCCATGTTTCTTCGAGATTTACTGTATGTTTGAATGTATTATATGAATCTATAGTGCAATTCCGAATAATCCCATTATCACAAGTTTCGTCAAATCCTGTATATGAATAAGCTACTATCCCGTTTCCACCACAATCCCGTCCTATATTACAATCTTCTATAATCCAATTATCACACCCCCTAAGAAGTATTCCTGCTATTCCACCCCTTATATCTAAACCTTTTATGGTTATATAATCTTTGTCTTGTCCATCTATTACTTGATCATATCCAGGTACATTCATTGAACTAAATGTAGTTGCTGGATTGATTGCACTATATACATATAATCTATTGGTAGGATCATCCCAAAACCATATATTAACAGAACTTAAAGTTATAGATGTACTTCTGTTAACTTCAACATTGTTAATGAATAATCTATTTGGATCTGCTCCATATGTAATATACCAAGAATTACCTGATTGTGTCCAACTTCCAGCAATATTCCAATTAGTAACGGGAGGTTTAAATTCAATAATGGGCTTACTTCCTGTTCCATACGCACCATAGACAACTGACTTTGATGAATTACCAGATTTTGGTAAAAGGCTTTCTGTTGTGCCATTAAATAACCAAGTGTCGCCTCTTCTAAATAGAACTGAATCTCCTGCAACGAGTGGCAATGAGTTTGCTTTTGAAATAGTAGCATAAGGGCTTGCAAAAGTGCCTGCATACCCATCATTACCCGTAGTTGTACTAAAGTAATAATTAGTTGCTCTTACTGAAAGTGAGCAAATTAGCATTATAAATAAAAGTATCTTTTTCATTATCGGAGTATTAAACATGGTTGACTATTGGGAGTAGCTAATGTAGAGTGCAAAAAAGCATTTTCAAATATTATCATAGATTTTGTTCCTTGCAATTTATAGGTTCCACTAACAGATAGAATTGATCCAATAGTACTTGAAGTTGTGATACTCGGTGCAGTTGAAAAAGTACCATTACAATTTGCTAATACAGCTAAATAATAAAATCCGGGAGAAGCAACATATGGGGTAATAAAATTTACATTATAAGGTGCAGCTGATCGTGTGAATACAACAGCATCATTTTCTGTTATTGCAACTTGTCGAATACTATCTGTACTACATTTATAAAGGGCAAACCCATTAAAGTTGTCAGGAGTATAGACACCAGCCGTATTAAGCGCATATTTAACAGCTGAAAGTGTTTTAGTTTCAGGAATATAAAGCAGTGCAAATTGTGCAACCCCATCAGCTAATGGTAGTGCAGAATAACCTTGATACATACCAATAGGATAAGCTATATCTGTACTACCATTGAGTTGCATTATTTTAAGAAAGTTGGGATTCCCTGCATCATAAAGATAATTTTGCCTCGTCATATAATTGCCAGGAGCATTACCTGTGGTGTCAGACTTATAGACAAGTATCTGACTTGCGGATACCGTATCAGTAACAGATTTTTTAAATGCAGTTACATCAGTACCTGATAAGGTAACTCCCATTAAATTCAATGCTTTAGTATACGAATGTGTATTAGTATGCTTCCACTGATTAGGATCAGGTTTTACTTGCGCAAATATAACCGTTGAAAAAGCACATAATAGTGCTATTAAAAATAATTTTTTCATGTTTTACTTATTTTAAAATTGTTATTACTACTCCTGTGTAAGCGTCTACGAGTTCTCCAACTAATACATCATATACTTCACCATTCTTAACAAATCCCTGAATCAATTGTGTCACATCTAAACCACTATCTCCAACCCATTGTACCGCATTATAACTTCTAGGTTGTGCAGTTAATTTTGGTAGGAATAGATCACCTGATATAGTTGTGACATCTCCATTTGCAGCAAGATCAATACTACAAGTACTGAAACTGCTATTGCCAAATGCGGCCTCTATTGTTTTAAAATTGTCATCTATGGACCTCAATTCTTCATTTAATTTTAATGAGAATTGAATAATGTTCGTAGGATCTAAAGGATAATGGATGTCTTTCATGTTAAGTAGCTATTATTGTTAATGTTATCACCTTCATAATTTGTTGCCTTGCCCAACTCATATTGAGCCTTTCTTGCAATGGCTTGTACGGGCATTTCTTCAGTTGTTCTCTTCCCGTTATTATTGTATTCTTTGGTGATCCTTAAATCATGTGGTATATCTATCACATTGTAGGTAGCCTTATGTTTGTATGATACGCTAACTTTACCATTAAACGCTAAAGGTAAGTTACCTACCTTAATATCCAATACGTAATTATTAGTTGGGCTAATCCTATAATCTGTAGAATCTAATTTAACCAATAACTCCCCATCACTCTTAAATACAAACACACTCCTAACTTCCATCATGGCATATGTACTGAATACAAATTTACCATAAGTAACATTGGTATTATGATGTGCTGTCATTAATTCACTCATCATACCAAAATTCTTGTTCAATGTCACTTTATCCATAAAACTCAAACGGTTGACATTCATAAATGTCATTGCCATTGTACCTACAAATTCAGGACTCCAATCTTTATATTTTGTACTCTTATTGATTGATGTGATAAAGGCTTTCGTATTGATAGGATTGACAAAGAACCACCCTGTACCTAAGCAATTACTACAAGTTACTTTAGCATCGGCACTAGTCCCTTTACATGGGCATGCGATAGCTTCCTCTAATGTCACATCATAACCGTTTTCCCACAATGCTTCATCAAAGTCTTCACGATTGAAGATATTGACTTTAGGTAATTGACCTATACCTGCAGGTGCGGCTTGTTGACGTGCACTCATTATAGCGATGAAATATTAATTGATTTGTAGAACATCCTCAATTTCTTCAATGTCTCATTTATTTCTTCTGTGTACTGTTTTACACGGGTAGAATAACCATGACTACCTGAACTCATTGTTGTGTTGATACTCTGTGATAAACCGTCCATACCTAATGACATACTATTAACTCCTGGCGAGCCTAAAATAATGTCCCCTAACATAGTAAATAAGCCTATAGAAGCAAGTTTACCTACTAAGTTAACTAAATCCATAGGAAGATCATCATAATCATATCCAGTAACATATTGTAAACTAAAATAATTAGGAACCTGACCATAACTTGTCAATCCTAAATATGCAGTAATACCTGTCAATATAATGTCAGCATTAGCCCTGCTAGTTGTCGACCCTGTAGGTACTAAATGTATTTTCTTATAAAAATGCCCTTCACTATCTTTCTTTATATTCAACCAATCTAATGGGTATTTTATCTGTTCTATACCATTCAAATATCCAATAAATGATAATGCCTTAGCCACAGGTAATTTAGTAGGGAGAATAGGAAATCCACCCCAATAATCATCTTTGAAATATGCCTGTGTGTGTTCTATAAATTTCTTATTGAACCTTATTTCGAGGTACTTCTCAATCTCTTGTTGCGCTGACATTATATACATACGCTTAGTCGCCTCAGATATTTCTGAACCGTCTTTTGCTTTTGTACTTATACCGTAAAAATAAAGGCTTGTTAATTCTTCAGGAGAAACAACAAGCCCTTCATTCTTCCGATACCTAACCGAGTATGTTACAGTTGGCATGTTATCTTATTTGTTTCTACTTTCGTCGAGAATTATAGTAATTAAATCAGGCTTGTTTTTACCTTTATACTTTTCTTCCGGTATTTCCAATGTTTTGCAAAATTCAACCAAGTCTGCACTTGTTTTATTAGTCAATCCGACTTTCAATTCCAATTCAGATACTACTTTAGCCTGTTGAGTCTTGAACCCTTCAAGTTCTGTTTCTGCATCTTCGGCTTTCTTTTTATATAATTCAACCTGTGCTTTCCATTCTGTACATTCCTTAGAAATGGCCTCTATCGTTGCTTCACGATCACCTATTTTTTCTGTTAGCCTTTCTAAGTCTTCAGCTAATTTAGCTGTCTCTACCCCTGACAAGTCCTGAGCAGGTAATTCTTTCTTTGGCAATTCACCATAAACTAACCAACCTTCGTAATTAGTGGCAAGTTCCTTTGCTACTTCTTCTGATTCTACCTCAGCAAAACCCAATCTATCAAATGTTAACTTCAATTCTCCGAAAAGAACAGGGCATCCAAAATTTCCTGGGATGAGTGTTTGTATTTTCACTGTTGACATATTACGTAATTTTAAGTTATAAAACAAAGGGAAGGAATTACCCTTCCCTTTTGGATTCATTCAAACTTTATTAAACTTTATGCAGTGATATCACGACCTAAGTTATGAATTACACTGATCTTACCAGGCATGTAAAGTACAGGTGTACCGTAATTGACAACTGCAAACCTACGTGCAAGTGTAGTGATAGCAAAGTCAATTTTCATTGTAGCAGCCAATTGGATGTATTCCCACATTTCTGAAGTAGGATCAAGTACAATAGCTGAGTGTGTATTAGGTAGAACCCTGTTACGATCACGTACAGCAGTAGCAGCAGAACCATCATAACCTGTAGCAGCAAGAGCAGCAGCAGATACTTCAAAGATCGGGTAAAATTTAGCTTTCAGATAATTGGCACTGTTTTTCTCAGTACGATAGATTGTGAAGGCAGTAGCAGCATAAGTGCCAACACCGGCAACAAAAGTGATATCGAGTGACTCGGTAGCGGCAATTGCTTTGATCGTATCATTACACAGTGTCATTGCTGACTCTCCATATTGGTTACGTGCAGTTACAGCGTAGAAGTATCCACCAGCACCATCAGTAAATTTGGTTTTGGTATCAGCAGCAACAATAACGAGTGATGCGTTATTTACAGCAGTAGGAGCAGCAGGTGCTTTTGCACTTGTGTTAGCAGCATTGTATGCTTTAGGTGTCCTACGATCGAAGAAAATGTCGTTAGCAATATCCAAAGGACCAAACTGTGTCTGGATACCATTAACTTTCTGACCCATTGTTGCTCCGGTAGTTGCTCCAACAGGATTGTTTACCAATACACGTTTGGATTCGTGGAAGCGTTTTACGTAGTCATTGAAAACTACAGGATTGGAAATGATCTTGGTAGCTTCACCGAAACGATCGTTAACAACAGCCTGAACTGCGTCTTCTACGTTTGAATCTTTCAATGCTTTACCACGTGCATCGATAAAGGTAGGGTCATTAGCATAAGTGTCCAAGTCACCACCACCGGCAATGTCAAGAATACCATTATAATGCTGTTTCAGGATACCGTCAAATTCTTGTGGAACCATTGCGTTATCTGAAGATGACAATTTGGTATCCAACTGAGTCAACAGTTTCATAGTTTTGTTCTCAACCTCACGTGTGTAAGGATCTTTACCGTCAGCCTGACGAACAAGCATAGCCTGTTGTGTCAATTCACCCTGAATACCTGCGTATTTTACGAGTGCGGCCTTACGTTTGTAAATAGAGTCAGTCTGCTCAGGACTTTCACCTTCATTCATGAAGATACCTACATCGGCACCATATGATGTTAAAAGGTTGTACTCATGTACTGTATTGTAAACCGATTTCTTCGGCAACATTTTCCACAGTACAATGTGGTTCTCTTTATTTTCAAGCACCTTAACTACTGGGTCAAGTGACTCAGGTTTCAGCGAAGGACCAGACGACAGTGTATCAGTTAGATCACGTCCCGTCTGACTACCAGCAATAATTGCTTTTACTATATCCTCGTCGGAATAGTTTTCAGCATTTTTGCTAAGTGATTCATGGATGTCAAACATAGATAATTATTTTGTGTTTGTTCTAACGAAATGATACTACTGTTCTAGTGTGATATTTTGCTTGCGTGACATATGTGCCAATGCGCTAATCCCATGATTAGTAGGTTTTTTATTTACAGTAAGGTCTGAGATACCATTAGCTAACATTTGTTTGATATCAGCATCTTGTTCCTTATCCATCATGTCAGTCATTCCTTTAATGATATCCTCTCTGTCATTCATTATTGACAGTGACTTTTCAGGTAACTCGTCGTTATCATTAGTAAGGCTCTTTTCAAAGAAATTAGCTTTAGTCATGATCGATTTTGTTCCCATCGGCATATCACCAATTTTCTTAATTTCTTCCTTTGCAGCTGATAAATCATCTGTCAAACCTTTAATCAGATCATTCATTTCTGAAAATTCACCTTCAAATTTAGCAGTAAGTGATTTTTCAATGTCAACGAAACGCTCGCCAAATGCCTTCTCTATATCAAATGATTCTGCAGTATGGATATCATCATCTACTGATTTTTCAACTTTTTTCTTTCCCATCTTTTCTTCTAAATCACTAATTGATTTCTCAATCTCTGATTTCTTTGCATAACATTTCTCGAGGTCTTCTTCGTCGGTAGATTTTGTTATACCTTCTTCGGCTTCATTTTCTTTCTTTCCACCTTTAGCTTTTTCAGCCATAGTTTCTTCTGTTCCGTTTGATTCTTCCTCTTTCTTTTCTCCTTCAACACCTTCTTTATCTTGCTCGGCAGGGGTTTCATTTTCTTCTTCCTTATCCTTTATTGCTTTTTCAATGAAATCCTCAATTTCTGATTCTTCCATATCCAAAGCCATCAATGATTTTCTCAAATCATCAACTTCTTCTTGGGATAATTTATTAGTGTTTTCCATGTCTTCTTGCTTTTTGTTTTTCATTAAGCTATAAAATTAAAACACATACATCAGATAAAAAAATATTTTGTTAAGAATTTTTCAATAATTTAACAATTTTTATCTTCAGTTCAGGATTATTTTGTAGCAAATGACTGTGTCTCAAAATATTATCTAATGCCTTTTTTATTTCACAAACTGCAATATTCTTTGTTTTACCTTCTAACGATTCAGGTGTCATAGGTTTTACTGCTGCAGTATCCATTGCTTTAGCTATTACCTCAAATACTTTGAAGTCTTTACCTACCCTGTACTTCTTACCATTCTTATCAAACTCTAATATGAAATCTTTATCATCAGTATCTTTATCATATTCAGGCTCTATATAATCCTCTTTTTGAAGACCTTTAGATATGGTCGCCCAAGAATTTGTATTAACTGGGCTAAATGTGAGAGCCACGTTGGTTATCAACGCTTTAGTAATCCTTTTAGGGTTCATTTCATCCCTTTCTAATGATTTTCCTTCAATACTCCAACCAGCTTTTCTATCTGAACCAGATTCTTTCATCTCTATAATCTTATCCCAAGCATCACGAGCAACCTCACTATTCTCCCATAATTTAGCAGTAATATGAAATTCATTGCCTTTTACCTTAGCAGAGGTGGGTGTTCCTATAATAAATTTAGGAGACTTCTTACTTAAATGTTCATAATTGACATAACCCGACTTTAAGAAATGATCTACCACATATCCAGATGGTTCAAGAATTTCTCCTTCAATATCTTTACTGTTGTCAGAAGCCATTCCTTCTAATACCATATTTTTATAACGATTAGCTAACGGCTCCTTTGCAGCCTTTTCAATAGCCTCTTCATTAAATGGTATAAAGAAATTAAATTTATTATCCATATTATCCTCCCATCTCCTGATCTAATAAACGTAATGCAATTTTATCGTCACCGAAAATATTCAACCTGTCAACCCAATACTGTGTCTTCGCCAATTCGTTTGTCTGTTCTTTCAAATATCTTTGTGCTAATTCTAAGGTCATATAATCTCTCTCATCACTAACAGTTGCTGCTAATACTGAACACTGACTTGTTATATTTAATTCGTGTTGAAGACTTAATGCTATAATTTGAGGTAATCCTTTGAAATCTCCTTTAGGAATTTCTAATGTAGGTACCGTTGGTTTTATATTCAAATCTAATAAATACTTATATGCCCAAGCGGCATGATCCAATTCTTCATCACTATATGATTTCCATAACTTCTCTGCCCCTGAATAACCGTTGAATCCTAGCCATATTGACATAGCTAAATAAATACGTGAAGAATTTTCTTCCTGTGAAATCCTATAATTTAGGAGATCTATTGTTTGTTGACTTATAACCATTTTTCGTGTGTTTCTTTAGTTCCCGTTTCCTTTTTACTAATCACATTACCATCATTATATGGTATTATATAATTGACTGCTCCTTTGCCCATACCGTTAGCATCAATTGCATAATCAATTACTAACGATGTTGCTGAATATATTTTTTCACTATCTTTTAATAGGAAAGAAAATTCACTACTATGCATATCATTTTCAAACTCAAATTGGTCTTCTAATCCTAAATAAACATTATTCATCCTTCCCTTTAACCATTCTAAATACTTTTCATCTGACATATTCTCAGTCTTCTTATCTAAGTAATATGCAGCACCCTTTATACACATTGGGTCATTAACTACATTTAATAGTAAATCACCATTGTTATCTTTTAACTGCAAAATTCTTACCGCTTCCATATTATATAATTTTCATTAATGATACCTCTGCTACACCGTTGTTGTCATTATAATCTTTCATCATGCCTGTCTTAAATAATGTGAAAGGTCTCAATAAAATTTCTGATTCACTTCCAGAGTGTTGGCTTATACTATTAATATGTGCACCATGGCCATAAATTATCAACTTAGTATTTCTACCTGAAAATCCTGTATTATTCCATGAAGTGCTTGACCCCCATTGGTGCATAACAGTCTTATTAGGTGTATTATGTTGCTGCCTAAATAAATCCCTATTACTATCTGATATATCTATCCCCCTATTTAATTGACCTTGCATGTGGAAGAATGGGTGTTTTATTTCTTCTAATTTACCTATAGAATTACAAAGTAATTTCAGCTTAGTAACATAAGTAGGGTCTTGATTTGCAAAACCATTAATCTTTAATTCTGATTTATTACTTGATTTTGTTTTCTTTAATTTTACTACTTCAATAGTTTCCAAATTTTTAATTGAAGCAGGTTTTGTTATTACCCCAGTTTTTTTACTATTTGCAATTGATTTTAATAATTTATCATACATTGCCATCAACAACTGAGCTTGCTTTGTTTGTTTAGGGTCACTATTCCCATTAAACATACTTCCTAATAATTCATTCACATTTTTAGCTGCTGAAATTTTACTTTCATTGGCTGAATTTGCAGTACCTGTCTGTTCAATAGAATGATTAACGCTCTTAATAGCAGACAATATTGTATCAAAATAATCTTCAAACCCTATAATGTTTTTAATCTCCTTTTCTTCAAATTCTTCTTTGTCTGAACTGAATGAACTTTGATCAAAATTTACATTACCGTTTACTGATGTAGTATAACCCTTTGCTATTGAATTATAATAACCGTATTCACCTCCAGTATAATCTCTTATGGAGTATAATTCCAAATATGTCATTCCAGCCTTTATAGCTGACTTAACTAATTGGTTGCTGTTATAATGATCTTTAAAATACTTTTCAGCATGCTTTTCAGTAAAATCACTATCATGATCCCCTAATTCTTTTATTTCATCTTCTGTTAATATCATGTCAGTATTCAACCTACTGTAAAAATCAACTATATCTTGATCGTGATACCCTTCTATGACATTATACAATTTCCCTTTATAATTAAGACTAGATTTCTTAGGTAAAATAATCTTAGATTTCATGTATGCTGCACGCTGTTCTAAGGTATTTTTTATGTCTTGGCTTATCTGATTGTCATTTTCTATAATGTGTTTTACATTATCATACCTAGCTACTGTATCTTTTAATATCTTCTGTATATCAATACCACTAAAAAATTTAGCTGTATTAGGATTAATATCAGAATCTAATAGAGTATCTAATTCAGAAACTACAGGCCCAAACTCTTTATCTTCTCCCTGTGCCCTTTTATTCAATGAACCACCTACATCTACCCTAAAATATTCTGGTGTATAATTTTGAGTAATTAAAACATTATCCCAATCTAAACCTAATACATCCCAATTACCTAATAAAGCATCAACTCCAAAATCTTTACCCAACACTTCTTGAGCCGCCTATATACTGTAAAGTGATTCCATAAAACTTTTCAATGGATCAGCATTACTTATATAATCAGTGTATAAAACACCATTATCTTTATCATATTCAGCTACTGACGGAGTCTTTACTCCTAAATAGTGGTATAATTTAAGTGCCTGAAATTCAGCGTCAATATGCTCTTTATCTTTACCTGTCTTCTTAACAAATTTATTACCCCATTGATCTTGAACCAACATAGCCCCTGTAGAACCGCCAAGACTCTTAATATCAGTGTACTTAGGCTTAGGTTGATCTGACTGACTTACAATTTGAAATGCAGTCATTGAATTTACCTCTATCCATTCTATCTTACCTTCTTCTGTTTGTAAAGATATCCAATGCCTTGCCTCCTTCTTATCAAAAGAAAATCCACATACAATCCCATGTAAATCCCTCTTCTTAGTCATAATATGAACCTCATCTCCCTGTGCAACATCTTCATTAATTACTCCGGCTGTCAAACTAGTCTTTTGTTTATCTAATTCTTCCTCTCCTGTACTTACCCAGAATGTACCGAATACTAACTTACCATCTCTAAGAAATAATTTCTTTATCTTCTTGAGTTGTGATAAATCTTTAGCCTTCTTTATTTCGTATTTTTCTTCTGCAGCCTTATACAGTTCATCAGATACTAATCCTTTTAGGTAAAGTTCTGAAATATTATTGAATGACTTTTCAATTTTTGAACTATTTCCTTTGATGTCAATTTTATTATATTTCCTTTTACCCCCGAACCCATCACCTTCTTCATTCAAACTAATCACCGTATCAATAAAATATAATTTATTATCTTTACCAA